TGATTTAGATGGAAATAAATATGTTGCTATAGGAACAGATAAATTTTTACTTATATATTTTGAAGGACAGTTGTTTGATGTTACACCTGTAAAATCTACAATTTCAAGTGTTGTTATGTCTGCTCAAGATGCGACTCAAGAAGTTTCATTAACATTTTCATCTAATCATAATCTACAGTCAGGTGATATTATCTTACTAGATAGTGTTACAGTACCAAGTGGTATTGGTTTAACAGATGCTGCTTTTGAAGATAAGCTATTTCAAGTAACTAGAGTTACATCATCTTTAATTGCAATTGTTACTGGAACGCAAACTACAACAGGAGCTGCTGGTGGTGGATCGTGTTCTGTTATTCCTTATGAACCTGTTGGTCCTGCTGCACAATCTTATGGTTATGGTTTTGGCATTGGTCAATATGGTGGTACTGTTCAAGGTGCTCAACAAACTACTTTAAATGGAGCGTTGCTTGCAGACACTAATGGTACAGGTGGATCGGGAACCGTTATTAATGTTACATCAAACACAGGTTTTCCAACAACAGGAACTATAGCAGTTGGTAATGAATTAATTACATATACTGGAAAAGGTACAAATACTTTAACAGGTATTACTAGAGGAGCTTTTGGAACTGCAACTTTTGGAACTTCAAATGGTCAAGCACATTCAAGTAGTGATCCAGTTACCGATGCTACAAAATTTTCTGGATATGGAAGTGCAGTAGATGCTGGAACAATAATTCTTGAACCTGGTCTTTGGTCATTAAGTAACTTTGGTGATGTATTAGTTGCAACTATTGGTAATGGTAAAACTTTTACATGGAACTCTGATATTGCAGCAAGATTAACTACAAGAGCATCAACATCAACTTCTAGTTTTTTAACTACAAATAATCCAACAGCAACAAGAACAACTTTAATTTCTCCAACTACACGTCACTTAATTCATCTTGGAACTGAAACAACTATTGGTGATCCAACCACACAAGATGATATGTTTATAAGATTTTCTACAAATGAAAAAATAAATGAATACACACCAGAAGCAACTAACACTGCGGGTACTCAAAGATTACAAGATGGTACAAAAATTATGGGAGGTCTGGTTGCAAAAGAAAACATTCTAGTGTGGACAGATAATGCATTATATACAATGAAATTTGTTGGTGCGCCATTTACATTTGGCTTTGAACAAGTAGGTACTAACTGTGGATTAATTGGTAAGAATGCAGCAATTGAAATTGATGGTGTTGCATACTGGATGGGTAACAATGGTTTTTTCTCATTTGATGGTACAGTAAATACACTACCTTGTAGTGTTGAAGATTATATTTATGATGACTGTGATACTACAAAAGGTCAACAAATTTGTGCAGGTATTAATAACCTATTTACAGAAGTTGTTTGGTGGTACCCAACACAAGGATCTGATTTTAATAATAGATATGTAGTTTATAACTACGGTCAAAATAATGCACAGTTACCTATGGGCAATTGGTACACTGGTGTTAATACAAATTCTATTAGAACCACTTGGATTGATTCATTAGTATATCCAAAACCTTATGCTACAGCTTACAATAGTTCAAACAATGGTAGTTTTCCAGAAGTTCTAGGTCAAAGTGGTTTAGGTCAAAGTATATTTTTTGAACACGAAACAGGAAATGATCAAATTAATCCAGATGGAAGCACTACTACTTTAACATCTTTTATAGAGTCTTTTAGCTTTTCTTTACAAAAAGATCAAAGTGAAGTATTCCTAGCCATGAGAAGATTTTTACCAAACTTTAAAACTTTAGTAGGCAATAACCAAGTGACTATATCAGTAAAAGATTTCCCTGCAGACAATTCTGTTACCAGTGCATTAAGTCCTTTTACTATTACATCAAGCACAACAAAAGTTGACACTAGAGCTAGAGGACGTTATGCAAGTATTAAAATAGAAAATACAGCGGCCGGCGAATCGTGGAGATTTGGTACGTTTCAGGTAGACTTACAACCAGATGGAAGAAGAGGATAATGACAAAAGTAGTAGTAAGATTACCAGAACCTAAAAAAGAATATAGTGAAGATAACCAAAGACAAATTAATAAAGCATTAACTAATATTATTGAACAATTGAACTCAACATATTTAACACAACAAAAAGAAGATCAGGAAAGATTTACCTGGTTAGGATTAGGATAATGGCAAATATATATAAAAATGATAAAGTAAGTTTAACTAATACTGATAATACAACTTTGTATACTGTGCCAAGTAATTCTCGTGCTATTGTAAAATCTATTTTAGTTGCGGAAGATGCAGGAAGTGCAGCAGTAGTTAAAGCAACATTAACAAATGCAACAGGAACAGCTTTTGTAATTGATAATAATGTAAGTTTAAGTGCTAATGAAAAAGAACAAATTTTGACTGAACCTTTAATTATGACGGAAAGTGAAATATTAAAAGTTCAAGCAACTAGTGGTGCAGTAGATATAATTGCATCAATATTAGAAATAAACAGGGAGGACAGATAATGTTTGTAGAACAAGAAGAATCGTTTGAAAAACAAACCATCGATGGTGTTGAAGTAACAGTTTACAAACCTAGAGTTGAGGTTACTGTAAAACATATGACAACAGGCCAAGAGTATGGATCAGACGAAGAAGCAAAACAAGACATAGATGACCCTAATACAGACACTAAACAAGAAGACATATCTAGAAGTGTTCATATTAAGGTGCAAAGCATACCACTAGGTGGTCAAACTAATATGTTTTAAGGACGTTGACGAATGAATAAAAACCTTGTAAATTGTAATACATTCGCCTTTTTACAAGCTTTGCGAACTTGCTTTCATTGTATAATATAAAGAGAAAATATGGGATTTTTAAAAAAAATATTCAAACCAGTATCGAAGGTATTAGACAAAGTAATACCTAATGAAATAAAACCTTTCTTACCATACGCAGCAGCTTTTGCGCCTATGTTTGCACCTGGTATTATGGGAGCCTTTGGTGGTTCAGCATTATCTAGAGCTGCAATAGGAGGTGGTTTAAACATTGTTGGACAACTTTCACAAGAAGGTAATGAAGGTGATATTAATTTATTATCAGCGGGACTCGGAGCGTTGACCGGTGCTATGACAGGACCTGGTGCAGCAGATAAATTTAGTAGTATGACTACTAAAGGAGCAATGGATCCTGCTCTTGGTTCTTCCGTACAAGGAGATATTTTAGCAAATAGATCTTTTTTAACAAAAGCAACCGATGCTGGATTAGAAGGTTTAGCAAAAGGTTCAGAAATGTTTGCAGCAGGTATGGACAAACCATTTAGTATGGCAGGCTTAAAAGCAGCAACATTACCAGCAGCAACAGCAACCGGTGATTTAATGTTTGCACAAGCTAAAAGAGATCAAGATGCTTATGAAGATGCAATGGCTGCAGAAGCTGAAGAGGAAGGTGCATCAGATGCATCAAGAGCATTTGCAATTAGACAATCTATGGAAGCTTATGGCTTTAGTGAACAAGAAATTTTAGATGCAATTTCAGCAGCGGGATATGCATATGGTGGTAGAGTAGGATTAGAATTTGGTGGTATACCAGCAGCATTAGAAAATATAGAAGACGATGAAATGAAAGATACTGCAAAATTTGTATCTGCTATGGATGATATGGATATACCTATTATGGATATAGTAGAAGAATTTGAAATACAATTTAAAAGAAAACCAAATAGTTTAGAAGAAATAAAAGAATTTTACAAAGACAGATACGACTACAAAGGTCCAGGTGATGTTAAATTAAAAGAAACAATGGAAGAATCTTTTAGAGAAAAAGCAGCTGAAGGTGGCTTAATGAATCTTGGTGGTAAAGAAATGGATTTAAGAGGTGGAGGATTTGTACCAATTGGTAAAAAGGAAAAAGCAGACGATGTGCCTGCAAGATTATCAAAAAATGAATTTGTAATGACTGCTGATGCAGTTAGAGCAGCAGGTGGTGGTAGTGTTAATGAAGGTGCAAAGAGAATGTATAAAGCAATGAATGAATTAGAGGCAAGAGCATAATGTCAACAACAACAACGATAACAAAACCAGCACCGGTAATAGAAGGTTCGCTTACCGCCTTTTTAAAATCAATTGATAAATTAGGTAAAGGTGCGGTACCATCTACTTTTGCAGGTATTGATACATCTAAATATGATCCAAAAGTTGCAGCACAGGATGCTTTACAAAAACAAGCAGTACAAGCAGCAGCAGGATTAGGAGCACTTACAGGTCCAGATGCGTTTAAACCTTTTATGTCTCCGTATCAACAAGAGGTTATTGATACAACACTAGCAGAATTTGACAGAAACCAAGCAATTCAAGATACAGCAATGAGAGATCAAGCTATCGCAGCCGGTGCTTATGGTGGAGGTCGTGAAGGTGTTATGGCAGCGGAATCTGCAAGAGGCGCAGCAGCAAGCAGAGCACAGTTACAAGCTCAATTATTAAATCAAGGATTTCAACAAGCACAACAAGCAGCGTCAGCAGACTTACAAGCACAACAAGGTTTGGGTGGCTATCAAAGTCAACTAGGTCAACAGCAACAAGCTTTTGCACAAGCTGGATTAGATGCAGCACAAATCGCAGCAAGAGAAGCAGAGTTCCAACCATTCACACAATTAGGATTGATTGGTCAACAACTTGCACAAATTCAACC